AAAATATACGATACCAGTTAAAGATCTCTCTAAACCAAGAGCAGAAGAATCAGTCGGTAGAATGATCGCTGATTATTCTGAAGAAGTCTCCTGGGATGATACAATGGGAACTGTTGAAATAAATGGTTCAAAACACATCCCTTATAATAAACAACTATGGTTTCCCGAAGGTGACAGCGGAACACCTCAATTTGAATTAGTATCACCCGATGGTCATAACTTAAATGAAAACGATATGTTAACCTGGTTTTTTAACGCTTTGAAAAGAGCTAGCAAAATACCATTCTCAAGGTTTGATAAAGATAATGGAGGTGGGAATATCTACGGGGATGCTTCAGAGATGACTAGAGACGAAGTCAAATTTGGGAATTTTATACAAAGACTCAGAGTTACTTATAAAGAAATAATCCTAAAACCAATTAAATTACAACTTATTAAGGAGTTTCCAGAATATAAAAATGACCACAAATTGCTTAACCAGATTAATGTTGAGTTTAACGCAAATGATTTATTTGAAGAATGGAAAAAACTAAACAATGTTAGTAAAAGGTCAGAAATTGTAGGAAACCTGGTTAGTGCTTTAGAAACAGAGGAAGGCAGGACTTACCTTCACCCAGAGTTTTTAGTTGATGAATACCTCAAACTTTCAGAAGAACAAAAACAGAAAAATGAAGCTTATTGGAAAAAAACTTCTTCGGTTGAAACTACCCAAGGAGAAGAACCAGATGAAGAATCAGATGAAGAAGTAGAACAATCAGATGAAGAACCCATAGATTCTAATCAAGAAAATGAAGACGGGGATGAAGACTTTGAGTTATAGATTAAAATCAGAAAAAATATAGTTTTTATGATAAATATATAGAAGTATAAAAATAAAAACTTTATGAAAAACGTATTAATCTTAGAAAACAATACAAGCCCACTTCAAGACATAAATGAAAGTAAATCTAATAATAAAAACGAATATGTTTTAGGTGGTTCTTTTACCGAATTTGGAGTTAAAAATAGAAATGAAAGAATTTATACGTGGTCTAAATTTAAACCAGCTTTAGAAGAATTAAACCACCGTATAGAAAAAATGGGTGTCTATGGTGAATTTGACCATCCTGATACATTTGACACCTCTTTAAAGAATGCTTCCCATATGGTTCAGGAAACTTATTTTGATAACAGTAAAAATAATGTTTCCGGTAAAATAAAACTTTTATCTACAAGATGGGGGGAAGAAGCTAAAAAATTACACGATGAAGGTGCTCCACTTTTTGTTTCATCCAGAGCAGCTGGTATAACAGAGTCAAACGGTGAAGTCTCAATAAAGAAATTATTTACTTATGATGTTGTTGCTGATCCAGGTTTTGAAACTTCAAAAATGGAATCTTTAAACGAGTCATATGGGTTCTCATCCAATGCCCACTTTCAAATTTTTGAGATGAAAGATGAGTCTAAAATAAATAAATTATTTAATATGAACAAAAATGACTATGTTACAAAAAATCAAATATCTGAATATTCAGATTACTTGGTGAAAGAAATTTCTTCTACTAAAAGAAAAATTGACGAAGCGGTTAAAACAGGAAAAGTAGAACCGAAAAAAATTGAAGAGTTACTTGAATATTATGAAAACATGCAAGAAGACCAACAAAAAATCACTAAATACTTAGACTATCTAGCAGAAAATCTACAGATGGTTGTAAGTGAAAATAAATCATTGAAAAAAGCTAATAGTAAATTAGAAAACAAGACCAATAAGTTAATTGGACACAATGATTACTTAGCTGAGCAAATCGAAAATTCTATTTCTTATTCAAATTACATAGCAGAGAATTTAGATAAATCAATCCAATACGGTGATTATATCGGTAAGAAATTGGACGAGAGTATCAATTATTCTAACTATATCGCTGAGAACTTGGATAAGTCTATTAACTATGAGAAATATTTAGCGGAAAATTTAGATAATGTAATCCAATATGGTGACTATATAGCTGAAAACCTCAACGGTTCTATAAAATATAGTAACTACCTTAGAGAACAATTAAATAGTTCTATTAAGTTCTCTGACTATATAGCTGAAAATGTAGATTCAAATATAGCTTATAGTAAGTATATAGCTGAACAATTAGACGATGGGTTAGCTTATACTGATTACTTAGGTGAACAGCTCGATAAATCAATTGGGTATTCAAAAATGATTTCAGAGGCTCTCAACTCTGGGAACAATATCAATGAATCATCTCACCAAAGCACAGCTCCAATGCCAGAAGAAGCTGGACTTTCGAACCTATCATCTTTGGATAAAGATATGGAGTTTGAGTTTAGTGATGGTAAACTAAGTAGCATAATAGATTCTATGATAGAAAGAGATGAGAAAGCGATTAGTCAAGGGAAAGAAAAGTTAAAAGATCTTGAAAAAAACCAAGACCATCAATATGAATTTGAAAACCCTATTGATAAAGGAATTAAAGAAGAAGAACCAAGAGAAGGTAAAGAAGGTAAATCAAATCTATCAAATATATCTTCTCAAATAGATAATCTTATAGAAGAAGCAAAAAAACGAGAAGCTTCTAAAGCGGACAACCACCACTTCCTTAAGTTTTTGAATAAAAAGCAAATTGACTCTTTTTATTCATTAACTGAAAGTGACCAAGAAGAGGTTGTTGCCCATATAAACGAGAAGGGTAATTATTACTCAAGCAGTGATGTACTCAGACTTATGAATGAAGCACTATCAAAAAATGAGGAAAAACTAGAGGAAAAACTTGTCCGCTTAATGCCAGAAGATGTGAAAGGTAACTGGGAGAAAATCTCAGAAACAGCTCAAAATTCAATTTTGAGTCAAGCTAGATTACATCCGTCTTCAAATTGGAATGAAGACACTATTGAACACTTCTGGTATACACGCAAGTTCCCTTCAATCAATGAAAATAAGAAATTGGTTGATAAAGAAGATAAGTTAGTTCAGGAAGACAAACTCTCTGATCAAGCTTTTGAGGGAATTTTAGAAAAAATGTCAAAACTATCTTAGTAAGTTATATGGAAAAAGTATGATTTCATACTTAAATATATATAACTATACTTAAAAAAAAGAAATTACTTAAAAATGGTAGAAATTAATTTAGAAAAAGCCAAAAAGAAATGGACTCCACTATTGGAGAACATGGGAGTAAGTGGCTCTGAAAGACACGAATGGATGTCTGAATACGCCGAATACCACCAAGTTAATGAGAACGCTTATTCGAACTTAGGAAACTTCAATGGTATGCAAGGTGTAAGAAATCCTAACGTAGCAGCAAATCCAGGAAACTCTCTTGGAGTATCAGACTTTGGAGGCGATACTGGTTCAGGTGATTACGGACAACAGCTACTTCCGGTTGCTATGAAAATCGCAGCTCAAACAATCGGTTTAGATTTAGTTAGTGTTAAACCTACACCAGGTCCAAAAATTGACCTTATGTATATCGACTTCGCTTATGACGATAATACAAACCCTACAAACGAAAGACCCCAGGTATTCAAAATAGACTTTGGTACAGATAAAGATAATGCCAAACAGTACCTTGAATCTATTATTGAAGGTGAGGGTATCAGAAAATCAGTAGGGGGTCTTAAAGAAAGAGTGTTCTTAGGATTAAATATAACAGATACTGAAGCTGACACTGGATATGATCCTTTAGTTGAACCAACAGAAGGTAAGTTAGGATTTGTTGAATTTTTAGGTTTCTCTCGTATTGATTTAAAACCTATGTTTAGAATTTTCCGTCAAGCTAACGTAGCAACGCAAGGACCTAGTGGGTATAGTTTTGACCAAAGTCAAAATTCATTACCAAAAGAAACGGCTGTAACGGAAGCTTTCGAGAGTGGTTTTGTTGACCCAAGTACTTCAGGTGTGACCGGGTCTGGAACTTTCTCTGATTCAAGTGTAGAACTAGTTTCAGCTCTTGAAGATCACCTTCCAGCTTTCTCTGCTAACTTTGAGAGTGATAAATACCCTCAAACAAGAGAACAAGAAGAAGAAAATTACCCAGGTATAATCGCACCAAGAGTTCAGTCTAAGACTATCCAAGCGGGAACAATAGAGATTACAACATCTCTAAAAAGAACCGAAATTGAGGATATCAAAGCTAACTTAGGTATTGATATCGTTCAAAAAATGGAATCAATCTTGGTTAATGAGTTATCTCAAACTATTTCAAAACAAATCGTTGATAAATTGTTTGAAATGGGCGATCTTAACAGAGAGTCAGCTCCTGGATATGTCGATGACAGTTCTGATACTGTATTTGACCTTAATGTTGATAACTATTTAGGAGGAACTGTTAGCCCAGGTGGTGAGACATCTCACGCCGTTCAAAGAAGACTTGTTACTAAGATACTTCATGCTTCAAACTACTTAGCAACTGAAGGTCGTGTAGGACCAGCTCAATTCGTTGTAACAAACGGGAAGTTAGCAGCAGCTCTATCTGATATCTCTGGATACACCATTAACCCTACTAAGTCGTCTGTAAACTCTACAGGACAACTTTACCCAATGGGAACAATTGGTGATGTTCAAATTTATGTAGATCCTTACATGCTTTATAACGATAACAGAATGCTAGTAGCTCGTAAGAATAACCCTGACCAACCTGGTATTGTATTCGTTCCTTACCTAATGGCCCAGTCAATTAGCTTACTATCTGAAGCTACGTTCGCACCAAGAATGCTACTTAGATCAAGATACGCTGTAGCTGAGTTAGGTTTCTATCCTCAGAAGCAGTATATGACGATTAGAGTAACTGATGGTAGTAACATCTTAGCTTAAAATCGTTTATTTGCAATTATCAAACCCCTTGGTACAATAGTATCAAGGGGTTTTTTTTGGCCTAATTTTAAACTTAAATAGATGAACATAATATATAAAGAAAATCTTATTAATCTTAAAGAAAGGAGAGGAAAGCCGAGTTGGTTGAAGCCCATAACTTTCTTAAAAAAAAAATTCTAATGTTAAGTAGAAGAGAATTAGTTATCGAATATCTTAAAAATGTTGACTGGAATTCAGACTGGTCATATAGAAAAATTAAAAAAGATCTTAAAGAAAAAATAGGGGAAGAACCTGCTATTGATGTGAACTATAAAAAAGATGTTATTATCAATGAGTTTAATAGTGAAAGTGAAGAGATATACAAAGTCGACACCGTTGATGTGATATATTCACCCGACTTGGATGAAAAAGTCAAAAGGGTTTCAATTAAAATAGATAGTCGATAATGGATTTAATTATAGATGGGAATTATATCTTAAAGAAAAATGTTTTTACTTTAAACAGAGAAAAACTCCTTTACGGGCTATTATTCGATGTCTTAGAAAAAAACATAAATAAATTTAAATCGTGGTATAGTTTTGACAACATATATTTCGTAAGTGACTATAAAAAATCTTGGAGAATAAAAATAAAAGATGATTATAAGAAAAGAATTAAAAAAGATGATAATATAGATTGGGAATTCGTTTTTGTAACTTTCAGTGAATTTAAAGATAGTCTAAAAAACAATCCTAAAACTTATGTTTTAGAGGAATCATTTATTGAAGGTGATGACTGGATTAAATATTTAATTGATAAAAATAAAAAACTAAACAAATCTTCGCTTATTATATCCAGTGATAAAGATCTAACACAATTATTAGAGACCCAAGGTAACTTTATTAATTTTATGTTAACTGACACCAACCGATTGAATAAATTTTTTCTCCCCGATGGATATAAAACTTGGTTATATAATTACAAAAAAACTTTTAGTAACATCTCTCAAGATGATTTATTATTCGAAGACCAAGTAACTGATCAGTTAAGAATGGTAAATTTTATAGAAAAAATGATAGAGAACAATGATCCCATTGAAATCAATAACAAAGAGGTTTTATTCAAAAAAATAATAGGGGGTGATAGAGGGGATAATATACCCAATGTTTATAAAGGTTTAGGTGAGAAAACCACTGATAAAGTCTTTAATTGTTACTTCGAATATTTCGGTGAACCTGATTTCTCAAAAGATTGTTTCAATAAAACAACGGATATTATTATAGATTTAAAAAAGTTAGAATCCGATAAATATGACGAGATAAGAAATAATATTTCTTTGAATGAGAAGTTAATTAATTTAGATAAAATACCCAAGAAAATCAACGAAAAAATGAACGAAAAATTTTATGAATCACTTTGAAGAGTTAATAAAAGATTTTAAAACAGGCAATATAACGCTCATGGACTTATCAAAAGACGAGATAAGCTGGAAAGGTAAAAAATTCTTTATATCTTTTAAAACTAATGTAGTAGATATTTTTGAAAATGGTAGATTAGTTTGGACATTTAAACCAGATTATTTAAAAAATGAAGATCGCCAACTTTTCTTAGATTTAAAAAATAAAGCTAAAGAAGTTTTTTTCTCGGATCCTAAACTAATAAGTGAATTATCACAAAGAAACACTAAACACATATTTTTCGAAGAATATGAAAAAATAATTAAAATAGAAGATTTATTATGGTGAATTTAATTGTAGCTTGTAGTTCAAATAATGTCATAGGATCAAATAACAAAATACCCTGGCATATTAGCGAAGACTTAAAACATTTTAAAGAAAAAACCCTAAACCAATGTGTTATTATGGGAAGGAAAACCTTTGAATCAATTGGAAGGCCATTGCCTGGTAGAGAAAACATAGTTATAACTTCTAAAAAGAATTATTGTAAAAAAGATTGTATCATTACAACTGATTCTTTAGAAAAAGCTATTAGAAAATCAAACCACCTAAAGGAAATATTTATCATTGGTGGTGAAAAAGTATACAAAGAAGCTTTAGAGCTTGGTATTGTTAAAAAAATATACTTAACGAAAATCAACAAAGAAGTATCAGGAGATAGGTTTTTTTACCCTCCTGAAAAAGGTTTCAAAGTTACCTCTCAGAATAACATAGATGTTGAGGGATATAATTTAGATTTCATTGAAATTGAAAATGAAAAAATATTTGGTTAAGTGATCAAAACAAACAAAACAAACAAAACAAACAAAACATCATGAAAAAAACAACACAAAAACCAATTAAAGAAATATTTTACATATTATTTGTTATTGTATTAAGTTATGTGGGATATTCGCAGGAAAACAAAGGATATGAATCCTCTATAGATGAAATGCATGGTATTCGTATCAAAAATGATTTATTTGAGATAACTTATTCAGAATCATTAGAACAACCATTAAGTATAAAATATACAGTAGAATGTCCATTTGGTAAAACAGAACGAACTGGTATGAGTTTTCATAGTCCGGATACAGTTCATACCTCAAATAGGTACGATTACAAAAACAACATTTGGGATAAAGGACATATGATACCAGCAAACGCTTTCAACTGTTCTAAGGATACATTATACCAGACATTTAACTATATAAATTGTGCGTTACAACACAGAACTCTTAACAGAGGAGTTTGGTCACAACTTGAAAGGTTTGAAAGAAATATAGCGAAATTTTATGAAGTTGAGGTCGAAATTAAAGTCCTATTTGTAGGTAAAGTAAATAAATTAACTACAGGAGCAACTGTTCCGAGCGGCTTTATAAAATCGATTAAATTCGATGGTCGGTTACTGGTCTTCCACTTTCCTAATAACAAAAGTGTAAAGGGGAAAGAATGGCATGAATTCATGGTTAATTAATTCTGTGGTGAATTACCCACCGACTAAAAATCGGTAGGCTTTATGGGTCTTCAATTCCTCTACTGAAGGCAGTTCTCCATGATTTCCAAGTCTGGATCCCTCAGACAAATTATTTAAGGAAAAGAGTTGCCGCATTCAAGTCCCTGTCTAGTGTAGTATTACAACTATCACAGGTCCAGATACGATCCTTTAACTCCAGTTTTTGGTTAACGTCACCACACCTGGAGTATGTTTTCGGTGAAGGTTCAAACTTTCCTATCTTCATTACATTAACACCACACCAGTCAGCTTTATATTACTCGTCAAAGAAAACGTAAGAAGTCTTTAGTCTCTGTGATAGGAAAGCAAGTCTAAATAATATATAGAATAACACCAAAAACCAGGTAGTTAAGATATATAGAAATTGTCTGGGTTAGGGACCAATTCGGACATTAAACAGAAATAGGCAGAGGCGTTGTTGTTAGACGAGTCTATGAAGCCTAAAACACAGAAGTCTTTGGTTAATGTGTAGTTCATATTAAAAAAAAATTAAAGAGCGTTAAAAGCATACAAGTACCGTATCTACCCAACTAAAAACTAAAAAAAGAAAAATTATGATAGGAAAAAAATACAATTTCAACGATGTTTTTATGAGAGATTTGACTATTTGTGTGTTAGCTATGCTCGAAGAGAGAATTGGATGGGTCAATAGGTTTTCTTCATCAACAAAACAAGTTGACGTTCCTTTTTTCTATTCTCTTACAGGAAAAAACGATGATTACCTTTTAGATAGTTTTGTTGATGATATACCCGGTAAAGACAGAAAGTCAGAACTAAATACAGATGTTATACCAAGGGGGCACTGCACTTTAAAAAGTTTTAGAACCAAATCAGAGGAATTTGCAAACCCAAATATTTGGCTTAGACAAGTCGTAGAAAATGAGGAAGAAATTAGAAAAGTTTTAACCAAAATTAGAGCTATACCAATTACAGCTTCCTATGAAACAACTATTTTAGTATCATCAGAATTAGATGTTTTTAAAAGTTCGGAATCTATATTAACATCTCTTTTGTTTTACGAACATATGTATTTTGAACATAACTTCATGTATATTGATGCTGTAGTCACATTTCAAGACGATAATAGTATAGAAATTAATAGAGATGTTGGAATGGAAGGCAATGACTTAATAAAAATAAATTTCAATTTCGATGTTCAAACTTATTATCCAGCGTTCGGGGAAGAACAGATTTTCGGGAGACCAAGAGAAAGTAAATGGATAAATCAATTAAAAAGATCAGTAACATCAGAAATAAAACAAGAAGAAATGAAAGAACGATATTCCTCTGATATTAACCAAGCAAGTACGTGAACTACCCACCGACTAAAGATCGGTGGGTAATTATTTAACATTGGACTAATTAGACCCTCCTATAGAGTAGTTACAAGAGAAAGCTTAATCTATTGACTTTTTAACCAATTTAAATCTTCTTTCAAGTCTTTTGTTTGTCTGGAAAGTTCGTATCTGGAAATATTTACATTGAACGTCAAAGAAAGCACAGAAGTCTTTAGCTTCTGTGATGAATTTGACTCATATAACCATTAGCACCCTGGATTATATTCTTTTCTTAACAATGAGATTACGTCTTGTGAATCTTTCACTGCATCGTGCGCAAGTTCTTCTGGTAAGTCAGCTCTTTTCTTACAAAGAATAAAACTTGGTGGGACTTCATCTTGTTTCCAATCAACGTAGAGTATACTTGGATCTAAGATTCTCTGACGAACCTTAATTAGTTGTTTCCAACGTGGCATCTTTTCTAAAAACTTAAGGTCAAATGTAGCAAAGTTTTTGCCGGCCGCTGTAATATGGATTGGTTTAGTCTTATTAGTAATCACGGGCAACATTTTACCATTTTCCATCTTAACATAACCCCCAGAATCTATGCCATCAAACTCTACAAAACCATTCTCAACTAGCCAGTGATAGAAAGCTTCAATGATGTCTTCCTTCTTATGGAATTTCACACCACTGGTCGATTCAATTAAATCCCTGTCTTCCTTAGTCTTTGATGTTTGGTATCTGGATATTAATTCAATTAGGTCTTTGTTCATATTAAGAGAACAAGGATTGCCTTCAATTGTATTGTGTAGAACTACACCATGGAACGTTGGTAGATCTGATATTGGTTTAATATCGTTGGTGTCTTCAATAACTGCACCAATACTTAAGACCTGGCAATTCTCCGGGTCTAATCCGGTTGTTTCGATGTCAATTGAAATATATCTCACTTCTAATTTTTTAACTGATTATTCAAATTCTTGTTTGAATAGCTCCCGTATTATTTCTTCTCTATCTGCTAAAATCTCAATGTCTTGGAAGATAATCATATGTTTTTGCCTTTTAATTACTTGGCTAATATACGAACATAAGATGGGATAACCAAATACTTAACCGAAAAATCATAATATGTGGTATATTTTTGTAATGTCAAATATTAAAAAAAAAAATTAAAACCCTATTTTTCGGTTATCGCCATTACTAAGTTCTCCATTATTTTTACCCCTATTGTAAATCTCACCTATAGTAAGTGGTGTAGTAGTTTCCTTGTGGTCTAGTTTTTTAAGCAATGAGTTAGATTTTTTTACATCTAACTTATCGAATTCGTAGCTTAAAAGCATTCTACCTTTTCTTGTAAGAGCAGGGTCTACTTGATCTTTTTGTGTATTGAAAGTACAAATTATTTGAAATTTAAGACAATCCCCTAAAATCCCGTCTGTAATGTTTAAAAGATTAGAGACTGACTGGTTTTCACCCTGAGTTCTTTTTTGGACTATATTTTCTGCATCCTCGATTATTAATATAGAATCGGGGTATGTCATAAGAAAGGGGATCATATTAGGATCTGAAAGATTGTTTGCTAGTAGTGGGGGTACAAATATTACCCTTTTAGATGTTTGTCTAATTATACTTCTTAAATAAGTAGTTTTACCCGTTCCTGGAATGCCGTGAAGAAGATAAAGGCCAACATGATTGTTTTTTAGACTTTCTTTGAAATCATTGTCAAACTTAATAAAATCATCGTTGTAGTTTTCTTCTAAATTTAAGGATTTGTATTGGTTATCTATTTTAAAATTCTCTAAATACAACCCACGTTCTTGACTTGAAGATAGAATAAATACTGAGTTATTTTGGTCATTCTCTCTTTTTTCATTAATAATATGGTTTAGACCATCCTCGAATTTACTACTAAAGGGTGTATGGGAGAATATCTCTATATCTTTCCCATCTATCTTTACAATTTTTTCATCAAGCTCAAACTTGTATATTTTTTCAAAAGAATTAATAGTTGCTTCCACATCCATAACACCGCCCCTTGATAATAGTATAGGTTCTTGGTTTATTTCTTTAAGAATAAAATCCCATACTCTTTCTGAAGTTTCTTTATTAAGACCTATTAGAGTTAATCTAAATTTTGGTTCTTTGTTAAACTCCTCTAAAAAAGAAAATTGCGCTTCTGCGTAATTATGGGTGATTTTTTTTGAACCAAATTCTAATAGTTCTTTATTTGTTTTAGACATAATATAAGTTTTAGTTAGGGCTTCATATACTTTTTGGGAGTTTTATAACCTTCAACATAGCTAAGTATCCACTTTCTCCTTTTTTTCTTTGCTTCTTCGTAGTTAATCCATTTTGACTCAAGGTAAAAGCCGGAGTTACCACCTGTATCAATTACTTTGAATTCATTGTTTCTCTGGGTAATGAAAATTCTCTTGCGTAGTTTTTTTAGAAGTTTTGCTTTCATAAATGTAGGTTTAATATATTTGTATATAATTTAATGGTGGTATTTATGTATATATCTTACTAGTGGTGTAGAGTTATTTGCGAACCAAAAAGCCCCATAAGCCTCTTTTATGATGGTACCCCGCCCGATGGACATCAGCACGCCGGGCGTATATAACATGTTATAATGCATGTATACGTACGGCCACCATCATATCACCACACCCCATACACCCATAATAACCATCGCATATAACGCATATCTATTATTTAATCTTTATTAATAAATATATCCCAAATGCTATCAACACAACTACCTCAAATGCAGATACAATCAAAACAGGGGAAAATACCCACCACCAACTCCAATCCACAACCCCAGATAGTTTCAATCCTACAAACAATAGGGTTAGAACAACCTCTACAATTGAATAAATAATAATACTTTTTAAAGTTTTCATTTTACTATAATTTTGAATTTACATTTTCGTGTTTATAGGTTTCCAATACTCAGCAAACCCCTTATCATTTTTGTATCTTTTCGCGAATTCTTCGAGTGATATGAAATCATCAAAAGAATTAGAATCCAACCACCGATCATACCATATTTTCTATGCTTTTTTTATT